TCATCAGCATCAAACTTTCTACTAAGAGGAGCTCTTGAGTGTACAAGCGCATACCATAACCCATCCAATAGGTCATCATTCTTTCCCTTAGGGAATTGAAACATTTCGTCAACAAGATCTTGATGTTTTCTTTTTATAAACATTTTACCTCTGTTTACTATAGGAGCAACTAAAGACTCTAACCTATCTTCTTTTCTTATACCAGTTGGCGGTCTAACTCCCTTAGCTATACCAGGCATCATCTTTCTATCTGCTCCAGATAATTGATTAACAGCATCTTTTATAATTCCCTGAGCTCCAACAAGTTCCACATTAGCTCTTTTAATAGGCATATATTCTTTAGCATAACTTAATATCTCAGATGGCATTTCATATAAAGGTATTCTTTCTCTAAAATAATCTATAACATAAACATTCTTATCACTATCCATACCTGCAACCATAATAACTTGGTAATCACTTCTCTCATTTGCCTCATAAGCGAGGTCAACGCCTATATAAACATTTACAGGAATAGCATCTTTCTTATCTATTATATACGCAAAATTGCCCTTAGAAACAAATTCTCCATCATAATTAGTTAACCTATCTACTTTAAACTTAGCATTCTCTAAATCCCTAGCCTCATTTAAATATTCTTGAGCAAACTTATGTGTTAAGCCTACATCCTGGAATCTTCTTCTTATTTCATTTAATTTCTTAATTGGGAAATAATTAGGCCAAAGAGCCATCCCATTATCAATAGCCTTATGATATATTACTTTCCAAGCATAATCCCTTTTTTCTTTCTTAGCCTCTTCATGTCCATCATATATTCCCTGAAGAAAAGAGTCAAAGTGAACTATTGTACCTATTAACCAGATACGCCCCTCATTTCCTTTTGAGTTTTCTAAGGCTGGTTCGACAGTTGACATAACCCATTCTTTAATTTCTCTTCTTCTATCAGGAGTTTTTGTATTTAACTCAGATTCAAAGTCATCAAGAATGATATTAGTATATCTTAGACCTAACTGAGAACGACCACGTAGTCTTTGACTTGTTCCCTTTGCTATAACTCTATCTCCCTTACTAGTGGTAAATTCTTTTTCAGTCCACTTTGAACCTTGTATATCTCCAAAATAATAATTAAGAGCCGGATTAATCTCTATATGGTTTTGAATGTACTTAATATGATCTATAGCCTGTGATTGTTCTTCTGCTACCCAAGCTATAAATTCTTTCTTACCTTCAGGATTAAAATAAAGCTTATGCATTAATGCTGTTTTTGCTAAAGTACTCTTACCATGACCACGTGGTAATATTATACAAACCCTATTTTCATCGTTATTTAATAAAATGTCGCTAAGCTCATACTGATAAGGAGCTGGTTGAGACTTCATAAAATCTTCAGGTAGAAACAGCTGTCCAAAGGTAACTATGTCCTTCCTAGCCATTTCTAATACCCTCTCCTTTTCTTTAAGGTTGGAGGATATTATATTAAATTCAGCATCTTTTTTGTTTTTTTGCTTAGCCAATCTTGTTCTGGTACTTCCTCAAACACTAGTTTGTTTTGCATCAATAAAGGCCCAGCTATATAAACCCAAGCCTTTGTTTTTAAATCATCACCATCAAATACATCTATAACTTCTCTTACGTATAAGCCAGTTTTAATTCCTTCATAGTTGTCATATGATTCTAAATCATAATTATCAACATCTATTAATTCTACTACAGCTCCACTACCTTCTTTATTTTTTATAAGAGCTGGATAATTTTTGTGACCTGGAAATACTAAAGATACATCCTTAACCCTATAAGTATCTCTACTCCCATTTCTTAGAGTTCCATATACAGCTAACTTATCCATTCTTCCTTATAGCTCTCTTCCTATACCATAAAAACTTTAATATCTCTGATTTAGCTTCACTGCCTCTAACGCCAGCAACAGATACTACTTGCTGAACCTCACCTTCGACTTCATTAATATGAGATATAGTATCCCAACTAACATCATTCCATAAGTTATCTAAATCAAATGATAAAGAATCTCCATTAGCCATAATGACTGATGATATTAAAAATATTAAATATTTACTTTTCAATTTCTCTTCTAGCCTCAGCAAGCTTTTTAGTATCACCGCCACCTATAGCAGATAGTTGTTCTTGTGAAAAACCCTGGAATACTGTTACAGACTCTGATTTCTTTTCAGTATCCTTCATACCAGATATAGTAACAAGTTCCTTAAGTATACTAACCTTATCACTATCCTTGCCATCTGGACTCTCAATAATGTTTTTCATTTTTTCAAGTATGTAAAGAGGAGTTATCTCAGCCTCATTAAGTACTTTATCTATTTCTTCTCTTATCAAACCTCTAACCCTTTCAGTATTCATTAATATCTTAGCTTGACTTTCAGCATATTCCTTATTGTCAGTAGGGTACGCAGAAAGGAAAGCATCTACCATATCATCTCCTTTTGCAACATACTTAGCAAAAAGAAACTCTCTTTTAGTAGGTTTCTTCCTATCCCTCTTGATTTCATAAGGAGACTTATCCCCAGCACCAAGAGAATATATATTCTTCCTAGGCTCTCCATCCATAGTGACAGTATCACGACAGACAAATGAGCCTATAGGTGTTCTGATATAATAATTATACACGCCCTCGACTGTTCCGTTTTTTAATTCTCCACGGTGAAGAACAGGACATACCTGCCCATCATCAGTCTTTACCCAGCTACCTTTAGTGCCTTCCCTCCAATTGGTGTATAATTTTTCATCAGGGTAATATTTCTTAAATTCTTCTACGGTTTCGTATATTGGATAAGATTTATTCTTTATCTTGCGTGTAATCATGTCCAGCTACGCAAATAGTTGATAAAGATTCTATATTCCCTATATTCCACCCGTAATGATTTAATAGCGATATACATAATATACTAAACAATATACGTAAATGCAAATTATATATTGTAAAAAAGCTACGCAGGAACCACATTGGCATTAGTATACTGCTCTATTTTCTTATGCAAGTCCTCTAATATCTCAACATCTGCTACATTATGCTCAAAAACATAATCAAGTGCTTCTTTATTACCATACCTGGCATCACGCCATATTCTAGGGTCTAGATTAGTCTTACCATCTATACCTAAGAATTGAGTAGCTGTTTTAAGACTACTTCTTGTAAGCTGCAGTTTAGATCTTACTAAGTAATATATGTCTTTATGAGAAAGATTCCTAAACTTAGGGAAAGGCAAATCGTGGTCAAGAGCTCTAGTCCTCATAAAAGGCACATCAAACCCAGTTCCATAATATGTCATTATTAAATCATACTTCTTTAAAGCCTTTATAAGACTTTTCATTATACGATAATCATAATTGCCATTGAACACTTCAGACTTCTTAATAACATCACTAACAACTTCATCCTTATCCCTAGTCTTTATAGCCCAGGATAACATAATATCAACATTAGCTTTTAATCCTGTTGTTTCTATATCTAGATAACCTATAGTCTTTTCATGTCCAGTTGCATATCTGCTTGGCTTTCTAAGGCCTAAAGACTCTATCTTTCTAGTTACAGCTTTATATGTTCTATCATATCCTTTTAATAATAATAAATGATACAATTGGTATGCACTCTTAGAAGTATTACTGTATTGTTCTAAGGTTGCAATTTCGTTTTCACTCCATGGTGTTTTCTTCATTTTCCTACATATCTCCTAAGTTTGTTTATACAATTTATGAAAAACATAAATAAGTTTAATACTACTGCCTCTAATAGATAGAAACAGGAAAGGGCTATATTCTTCATTATTTCCCCCATTTCCCACTAGCTACTATCTGTGACATGATACCATAAACGGACAAATCCTTAAAAGAATCCGAAATCGGCTCATTTTCGGGAGTTTTTCCATTCTTCACTACCAAGTTCAATAGTCTGTTTATTTTGTCGTTCATGCGTACAATAAGGCCCGTTAAAGCCAATCTGATGTTTTCAGGTGTGTCTAACATTGTACCCATAGCTATATTACCAGTTCCATAGTCATTTTGCTTAATACAGAATAATCTATATTGCTCTTGTTGAATAGCCTGAAACTCTTTAGTCATCTCAGGCCATTCTTTTTCTATTTTGCTGATAATACCTTCTGCTCGCTTTTCTTCATCTGAGAATGATATTTTAGCCATATTACTACTTCTTTACTTTTTTCCACAGGAAGTCTGCTACTCCAAGCTGTAATAAACCATTTGATAAAGCATCTATTGCTCTTTCATCGTGGTCGCATCCAGTGTTGGCATATATCACATGAATCACTTCATGCATAAATGTTTCTACTTTCCTACTGTGTGTCATCTCTTTATCCACAAGTATGGTATTTGTTTTGACATCATGCATGCCTAGTAAAGATTTACCCTCTTCATTTCTCTCTAGGGTAGTCTCATCTACTTTATATGTATGACCTCCAATTTCGAATTTACTCATCATCACTCCTTTTTCTGCCCCAAGCTGGGACGGTTTCACTTATAACAGCTGCCTTCACTGGCAACTCTTTCTTTTTTACAAAATTAATCATTTCAACTGCTCTTCGCACCTGTTTCCTAAATTCTTTTTCTTCTTGGCGGTTTTTCATCTGGTATGCTCTTTATTACTATATTATCAAAATAATTGCACTTTTTATCTGCAATGCACGGTTTTCCTTCTAAGTCAGTGTCCATCCACATATAAAGTCTTCCATTCTCCCTTTTCATCATTGCACCCAGGCAATTACCCGACCAGTAGTTACAACAGTACTCTTTTGCAATTGATATATTATTACTCATATTCTCAGCCTGAACTTACAAAACTTTTATATATCAATACAAATTCTTTTTTTAATTAAAATAAAACTTGCATTAAGGTATGTTTTGTTAGTAACTTTAGAGCGGTGAACCAAACTAAGTAATATATATTTACTAATATATATATATATAATATATTAAAAGAAAATATAATACTAACGTATTATACAAAAGAAAAGAAAAAACTTGAAAGGATTACCCACCTATTAGTAACTTCATTGTAGAAATTGGGAGTAAAAATGGAAAACACACACATAACTGAAGAAAAATTAATTCAAATATATAATTTCCTTAATGAATTAGGACATTTGAAGGTTTTAGACGTAAATAAAGCAAAAAGGTTGGCAAACGAAATAGAAAATTATGTACACAATAGTTGATGACACAGAAGAAAAAAGAAAATACAGAACAGATAGAGGAGCTTGGATGGAAAAGATCTATCCTGGCTACAGAGTTTGTAAATATGAGCACCCAGTAGATGCAGAAATTGCTAAGAATTTTATAGAAAGCAAAGAAAATAGACAGAATCTAAAAGTAATTAAAGTAAAATTAGTAGAAAAAGAAATAAAATTCAATAAAGAGAGAAAATAATGCAATTAATGACTTTTTGTAAGGTTTTTAACGATGTTCAGGAAATCTCCGACCATGTTGATGACATTTGGTTAATGGAGGTTACTGACTTTTGTAAGGAATTTGGCTACAATTTGCACGATGTGCAGCTGAATGTTACAAGATTGTTAAATG